CTATGCCGAACAGTTCAAACGCGCAGACGCCGACGGGCGCATTACCACGGTGCCCTGGCAACCCCAGTATCCGGTGTACACGGGCTGGGACCTGGGGGTCAGTGATAGCACGGTGATCTGGTTTGTCCAGCCCATTGGGGACCGGCTCAACGTGATCGACTACTATGAATTCTGGGGCCAGGGTATGGAGCACTACGTCAAGGTGCTGCGCGATAAGCCCTACATCTACGCGGGCCATCTGGCGCCGCACGACATCGAGGTGCGGGAACTCGGCGCGTCCCTCCCTGGGAGTACCGAAGCCCGTACGCGCAAAGCCATGGCGCACAGCCTGGGCCTGGACTTTACCACAGTGGCGAAGTGGCCCGTGATTGATGGTATCCAGGCGGTGCGGACGCTCTTTGGCCGGTTCTGGTTTGATGCGGAGAAGTGCAAGGCAGGCGTGAAAGCTCTCCGAGAGTACCAGCGGCTCTACGATGACAAGCGCAAGGTGTTTATGGATGAGCCCTATCACTCATGGGCCTCTCACGCTGCAGACGGGATGCGGACATTTGCTATGGGCTACCAGGCCCGCCAGCTGGGCCTCCAAACTCAACGCTTCGCCACGGCCACGGGCAACCCGCTCCGGGGGGTGCCCCAACGCACGGCCACAGGGGCAGGGAGACGGTAGCATGACCCCACGCCTGGGGCTCTGGTCGGCGCTTGGCTGTACGTGGCTCTTGATGAGTATGGCGGTGCAGATGTCCCGCGCCGGAGAGCACTGGCTCTGGGTGGTCGAGCCGCTGGGCTTTGCGAGCTTTGGGGTCTGGCTCGCGTGGCGATGGGCACGAGTACTCGCACGAGAAAGGACAAAAGGATGATGATCATCACGGGCACGGTGACCCCGCTGGTGCGGGCGATGGCCAAGGGCACCGCGAGGACGCACCCTGGCCTGACGCTGCTCAGGCCCCGCACCCAGGCCGAGGACGGCAAGGCCCAGCCCCCCGCGGCGCATACCTTACTTGGAAAGCGATGAGAGCCATGGACATGCACCCGGTCGCCTCATCCCTCATCTCGCACCTCGGGTATGACCAGGACACGCAGACCATGGCCGTGCGTTTCGTCGCGGGGCATCGGACCTATCATTACCCTGGGGTCCCGCACGTGCTGTACGAAGGCCTGCGCCAGGCGCCCTCCCCTGGTGCCCACTTTGGGCGCCATATCCGGGGGTATTACTCCGGGTTCCTGCAACCCGCAGAGGAGGACGACGGTGGCTGAACTCGTCACGGCGGAAGAATGGGTCCATGCCTACAGCCAGTCTGGTGCTTTTGATCTGCTCGGCAGTGTGCAGGAGGCCATTACGCTCATCTCGTGTATCCAAAGGCAGGCTGTGGAGTTGGATCGGAGGAAGATAGCTGCCGAGGCTGAAATAACTATCAATGGCAGGACGTGCACGGTCGCCCAATCGCTCACGATGCGTGTGGCGCTTGAGGCGTTTGCCAGTGACCTGTGGGCCAATCGCCTGGGGGACGACAAACACGGGCTGGCGATGGTTGCGGCCTACCTGGCACGGCTGGATGAGGTGCGCGCCATGATCTTTCGCGAGGTGCCCTAGTGGCTGACGTCCAGACCGCCTATGCCCCCCGCGCGCTGTCGCGCGCGCCCTCGCGGGTCGATTCCCAGGAGACCTGGCGGCGCTGGGAAGCCCTGAAGGTGCAGCGCTCGCAGTGGGAATGGTTAGACGGTCTGTGCAGCTTTGGCAGCTTTCTTGCGCAGATACCATTGGCGTTTGTACTCGTTATGACGTGCGCGGTAGTCAGGATCGTTGTTCATGCGCTCTCTGTGACGAGGAATGCTTGTCGTATGCGAGTACCGTGCCGTGGCAAGTTTTCCGTTCGGCTTCTTGCGCGAGGCGTAGGCTTTCGCCATGTGGCCTTCAGGATCATTGGCGTAGCGCCAGGCCGCGTAGCAGGCGGTACACATCCCACGGCTTTCGTACCGCCTCTCCGTGGTTCCGCATGTGACACACGCGGCGTAGCGTCGTGACCAGCGGCCGGCATGCTCCGCGTGGTGCAGTCTCGTGTGTTCTCCGCCAGAGAGCACCATGAGGTTTGTCGGGTCATTGTTGAGGGTGTCGTGGTCAATATGGTGGACGTGTTCGGAACGCAGGAGTGGACGGCCTAGCGTTTGTTCCATGACGTGGCGATGTTCACGGACCCAGCGTCCTTGCACCTTGATAAGACGGTAGGCAAAGGTGTGCGATGCGGAAATGCGTGTACTGCCATCAGGTTTGTGGGGCATTCCATGTACCTCCTCTGTGGTGTAGATGTGATACAGAGTATAGTACATTTGTTCTTAGGTTGCTAGTCATATTCTAAAGGTGGGGTATGTCCGAAGTATCCGCCGTGCGAGCCAAGGCCCTGAGTCGCATGCCCTCGCGTGTTGATTATGAAGAAACGTGGCGACGCTGGGAGGCGCTCAAGACGCAGCGTTCCCAGTGGGAGTTTGACTAACTGGCAGGACATTGTGAGGTACCTCGTCCCCGGCGCCAACGACATCACTGAAATACGCAGCCCGGGCGAGTCGCGCACCGAATATATTTTTGACTCTCGCGTGCTGACGCACCCCAACACGCTGGCGGCCAACATGCAAGGGGCGGTGACCAATCCGGCCCTTCAGTGGTTCCGCCTGAAGTTCCGCCTGGAAGAGTTGAACGCCATGCAGCACGTCAATGCCTGGCTCCAGGCCTGTGACGAGACTATGTTGGCCGTGTACAACGCCTCGAACTTCTACCAAGCCTCGCATACCTATTATGTGAACCTGGGGGCGTTCGGGACGGCGGCGATGTTCGTCTCTGCGCGTCAGGGCCGGGACGGGGGTATGCACCTGCAGTGCAAGACGCTGCCGACTGGGAGCTACTGTATCGCGGAGAACAGTGACGGGCGGGTCGATACCCTGTTCCGGGAGTGCTGGTTCTCTCCCCGGCAAGCGCTGCAACAGTTTGGCGAGGGCTGCACGGCGGCCTGCCATGAGCGCTCCAAGCAGGCGGCCACGCGGGATGTGCCGGAGCGCTATGTGCACGCGGTCTACCCGCGCACGGATCGGCAGGCGGGGAAGATTGACAACCGCAATATGCCCTTTGTTGATTGCTACCTCGACGGCCAGACGCACGAAGTGGTCAAGGAATCCGGCTTTGAAGAGTTCCCGTTTATGGTGTCGCGTTGGGAGACGCTCAGCAATGCGCCGTATGGTTTTGGCCCGGGGCACCTGGCGCTGCCGGATGTGCGGGTGCTCAATACCCTGACCGAGCTGAACCTCGAGCAACTAGTCTTATGGGCACGGCCGCCGCTCCAGATGCTCAGGGAAGGCGTGATTGGCAACGTGTCCCTTGAACCGTATGCGCTCAACGTTGTGTCGCAGATGGACGCGTTGAAAACGCTCGACTTCACGGGGCGCCCGGACCTGGTGCAGATTGACAAGGCGGACTTGCGCCAGTCGATCCGTGATATTTTCTTTGTGGACGCCTTACAAGGGCTGCCGCCGCCAGACGCGAGTAAGATGACCGCGTTTGAGGTGGCGCAACGCATCGAGCAGATGCAGCGCTTGATGGGTCCGGCCTTCACCAGGCTCCTCAGTGAGCTGCTCGACCCGCTCGCGGATCGGGTGTTCGGCCTGCTCCTCCGCGCGCGCGCGCTGCCGTACCCGCCGCAAGAGGTCTTACTGGCCGCGCAGCAACACGCGGGGCAACTGGACGTGGATTATGTCGGGCCACTGGCCAGGGCGCAGCGCGGGGTGGATATGCGGGCCATCGGCGACGTGGTCAATGCAGGCCTCCAGATGGTGCAGGCCACCCAGGACATGACCGTTTGGGATAACCTGGACTTGGACGCGAGCTTCCGCCATGCGGCTGATGTGAGCGGGATCCCGCGCGCCTTGCTGCGAGACGTGCGGGATGTCATGATTCTTAGGCAGGTCCGGCAACAGCAACAGCAACAACTCCAGCAGGCCGAAGCCATGCGGGAGGATGCGGCGGCCATTGGGCGTGTGGCGCCTGGCGTCGCCGCCTTACACCAAGCCCAGCAACCGCTGGCCGCGTAGGGGGAGAGGATGGCTGATCCGCAGTACGCCACCGGACGCGACCAGGCGCAGCGCTTGCGGGTCCTGGCCCTGGCCCAACGGCGGGACCAGTACGCCATCTTTCAGGCGTACCTGGCGTTTGGCGAGAGTCCGCACGGGCTGGTGATTTTGGATCACCTCAGCGCGACGGTGCTGTTGCAGCCGTGCCCTACGATGCTGGAGGAAGGGAAGCGGCAGCAAGTGTTGGAACTCCTCCGGCTGATCGCTGTCGCACCGGAGATGTTGGAGCAGTTACGAGAGGACGGGGACCGTGGATAACGTCCGGGTGACCGTAACCGTTGACCTCCCCTTATGGACTACACAAGGAGCCCAGATCATGGCCAATCTGCAAGAAGTACGCGATGACTTAGCCGACGTCTCCCACACCGTGGACAGTATCGCCACCGGGCTGGATACCGTGGCCACCCAGATCCAGGACCTCAAGGACGCCGTGGCCGCGGGGGGCGTGATTACCCAGGACGAGTTGGACGCGCTGAGTGTCACTGTGCAGGACATCAAGGCGCGTGCCCTGGCGGCACTGAGCAAAGAGCAAGGGCTGTAACATGACTGAGGGAACGGACACCCAGCGACGCCTGGAGGGAATACGCTTCATCGCGTCGGGACCGCCAGGCTCAACGGCGCGGCATGTCCACGGGAGTCTGATTGTGGTGCACCCCGACTTTCCGCCCCAGCGGGTGACACTGGCCACCCGGTTGCCTGATGGTAACGGGTTGGTGCGGTAAGCGCGCATTGCAGGCGTGCATGCACGCCTGCATGTGTCCCAGGTGTAACACGACAACCACAGAGACGGTTCGGAAGGCCGTCGCGTACGTGATCGGCACGCGGCGGCTGGAGAGCCAGCAGGAATGAGGCGGACACTTGGAGCTCCAAGCCCATAGCCGCTTTGTGTGTGCCTGTCTGTCGAACCGCCCACACCCACGAGGATGCTATGGCCGACGCAGCAGCAGTCGCAGAACCCACACCCGGCGCTCCCGCAGCCCCTGGCACCCCGCCGGCTGCGCCGAGTCCCGATGGACCGTCGCTCCTGGACTGGCGCGGATCGCTCGCCCCCGAGCTCCGCAGTGATCCGGTGATTCAACAATTCCCCCACCTGGAGGGTGCCGCCAAGACCCTCATCAGCCAGCAGAAAATGCTGGGGCGGGCGCTGTTCGTCCCGGAGCAGGCCGACGACGCCGACGGGTGGGGTAAGGTCTACACCAAGTTAGGACGGCCCGCCACGGCTGCCGACTACGCGGTGCCCGAGGTCGAGCTGCCCGAGGGCATGGGCTTCGACGCTGAGTTCATGCGCGGGCTCAAGGAAGTGGCCCACGCCAGCGGCATGAACCAAAAGCAATTCGACCAAGTGGTGGCCTTCAGTGGCCAGACCTTGCGCCAGGGCGCCAACCTCCAGGGGGAAGCCCTGGCCCGCAGCCTGGACGACGGCAAGCGCGAGCTGGCCAAGCGCTTTGGCGCCAGTGCCCCGCGCCTGGTCGAGCGGGCGGCGGCGTTCTTCGAGCACATGAGTGGTCCCGCCCGCGAGAAGTTTATGGCCTCGCCGCTGGCCAATGACCCGGACGTGATTGAGGCGTTTGCGCAGTGGTTTGACCGCCTTGGGGAGGGGGAATTTTACGAGTCCGAATCGTATCACCCAGGCACCAACACCGCTGAGACCCTCGACAAGCGCATGACCGAGCTCACGGCGAAGGAATTTACGCCCACAGGCCTCACCCCCCAGGAACAGCAGGAGAAGGGCCGGGTAGCCCAACAGCTGGTCCGGGTCCGTGAGCGGGCCGCGGCAGGGGGCAGGCGTGGAACACCATGAAATCGTGCAGTGCTCCTGCGGCAACCTGATTGCCTATCGCCGCGGTGCTATGGGGGACAAGCCGGTGCGGGTAGTCGAGCACGGCTGTAGGCACTGTAGAGAGATTCTGCGGCAACAGCCTCAACTGGCCACGGCGAAAGGGCAGCCGTCTCCAGCCGCGAAGCCGGAGACGGCCATCTGCTAGAGCAGGAGCGGTTGGACGGGAACAGGCGGCGGGCCGGTGTGCTTCTTCGAGTTGCAGGGCCTACAGGCGCCTATCACGTTGTGGAGCGTATGCGAGCCACCATTAGCGAGGGCCAAAATGTGATCCTGAGTCAAATGGCCTTTCGCACGCCTGCCACAGTAGGCACAACGGTGATTCTGGGCCTCTTGGATCAAGAGCCATTGGTCTTTGGTCAGGTCATTCACCGGGGCGTTGTGCTTGCGCGCACGACGGCGGGCACTGATCTCATGCGTTTTCTCAAGGTGCGTTGCGGCATAGCGGTGTTGCTTTTGGCGATGCTCTTCAGGATGAGCCAGGCGCCACCGTGCTTGTTTAGCACGGTTCCTGGCTCCTTGATCCTCATAAACAGGACGTTGAGAGTCTGGGGAAGGCGGATGGTTTGTGGCATATCTTTGCCGTTTACGAAGGCATATCGCTTCACGATGCGCCCAATGATAGGCGCGACCTTCTCTACGGCGCTTCTCAGGATCGCGTGTCATGTATCCAACTCCCTCTGTTGGTCCCTACGTGGCGTTACGGCAACAGGTAGGGTGCCTGCTTTCGCGTTGCAATCGCTAGCCGTAACAACGACAGATCGTAGCATAGTTTATATAGAGACACAAGACTCGATAACCAGGAATGGCCGAGGTGGCTTGGGGGAATAGACCCTACGGATGCCCCACGAGAGCGGGTAGCAAGGTCGAGCGTCGATAACCTTGCGCTAGCGCAGTAAGCTCCCAGTAGTGCGGAGTGTGCAGTATGGCTGGACCAGACGGCGCATTAATTTTACAGTTCGAAAGACAATATGACCATTTGTACCAACAAATGATGTCGAGGCTTGAAAGATATATCAGGGTAGACCCAGCCCCACCGGGAATTATGGCGGCGTTTGGGCTTCTCGGGCCTGTTGCTGATTCTGAGATCACCGGGGAACGGCATGGGACAACCTCGTGGACTGACTCGCCTTCGACGCGGCGCTGGGTGCCGAAAAGGGTTTTCGAGGTTGCCCAGATGTTAGACCGCCAGGACGATTTCGCCATCCTCATCAACCTCCAGATGGGGTACGCCCAGAACGGCGTCATGACCATGGAGCGTCGGGCGGACAAGCTCATCATCGACGCGGTGACCGGCACGGCGTCCTCTGGCGCGTTCGGCACAGAAAGTACCACCTTTGACACGACCGCCCCCGTCGCCGATGGCACAGGCGGGTTTCAGATTGCCGTCGGCGGGTCGGGGTTGAGCATCGACAAGATGCGGCAAGCGCGCGCCATTTTCGACGTGCGCGAAGTGGGCCTTGATGGCGTGTCCATGGGGATGCGGGAGTTTGTCTGGGTGACGTCCGCGAAGGGCCACCAGGACCTATTGGAGCAGACCGAAGCCACCAGCACGGATTACATGGGCGTGATCATTGTCAACGGGGCCGAGCAGCAGAACCGCATGCCGTTGGTGATGGGCCGCATCCCGCATTACATGGGGTTCGACCTGGTTATCTCCAACCAGCTGAACCAGTCAGGGGCAAACCGCGTCAACCTGGCGTGGCACAAGAGTGCCATGGGCTTTGCGCGCTGGGGGGGCCAGCGGCGGATCTGGATAGGGGAGTTGCCCGAGCATCATATCGCCACTGGGGTCTTGATCCAGGAACATATGGGTTCCGTAAGAATCCAGGAGAAGGGCGTGCTCTCGAT